GCAGGGTCATTATCGGAGTTATCTATTGGGCGTTGTTCATTATTACCTTTGGGAAGACGAAGCGCATTGGTAGCATTGATATCCAAGACAATATCGCTATTAGGTGTGGTGTTAATACCTATGTTTTCAGATACGTATAAATTGGCGTTCAAACTAACGTCTTCTTTCACTAGCACCTTACCATTAAAAGAAGCGTCACCTTCGGCAACTATAAGATCTCCATCTCTTAAATGTATGTAACCACCACTTATATCGAGTGCACCTTTGATGTAAGTATCGAAAAACTTATTCGCAGGTGTTTTTTCTAACCATCCATAAATTGTTTGGGTTTCCGACATGAGTTTATATAATTATAATATAACAGACGATTTTTTACGTAGTTTATACGTAATTATTTTTTTTTCTAAACCTTTGTAACTGAGATTATTACAAAATTATAATTTTGGTTAGAACTGAACCATTTCACCTCCGATGGACATATTTGCAACAATACGTATATCATTTCCAACAAAGACATCTTTGTTCATAGAGACGTCATCGGCAACAGATAATTTGGAATTCATAGAGACGTCTCCCTCCACCATTAATTGGGAATTGAAAGATGCGTCGCCGGATACATGCAGTGACGAATTCAACGTAGTTATGTTTCCAACATATAAATTATGATTGAAAGACACATCATCAAATACAAATAATTTGCTGTCAAAAGATACATCATTTGTTACATAAAGATGTCCATTCATAGATGAATCGCCTGTCACCAAGAGTTCTCCGTTTAAGGAAATATCTTCGCTAATAATGATTTCATAATTGTTAACGGTGGTGGTAATAACGGTTTCACTCTTATTATGAAACACAGAAAGGTTCCCTTTGATAGAAACATCTCTGTCGAAAATCGCATGGTCTCCCACGTGTAGTTGATTATTGAATGACACGTCATCATTGACAAATAATTTGGAATTCATGGATACATCTTCATTGACAAATACTTTGTGATTCATGGAAATATCACCATTTGTCATGATGCGCATTCGTTCATTTCCGGCAGTATTAAATACGATTTCATCATTATCGGCACCTGGTGAATTTTCCACTTGAACGTACGTGTCTTGGTCCTCATCTTGAATAGTTGTATTATCAATCGTAATCCAAGTACTTTCATTGGAAAACTCAAACATGCCAGTATCAGTATTAAAACGCATATATCCTGGACGGCCATTGATATTGGGTCGTTGTGAATTCGTTCCAACCGGTATTCCGATTGCGTCAGTTGCAGATACATCAAATGAAACAATTGGGTTGGGATAGTTGATAGCTATTTTATTTTTGACATACAAATTATCGTTAAATGAAACGTCGCCCCCCACAAACAGATTGGAGTTCATGGAAGCGTCATCTTCTACAAATAATTTGGAATTGAGTGATACGTCCCCTTGCACCGTCAAGTTATGGTTCATAGACATATCCGCATTAAATTCCATAACATTTGTGCTTGTATCTACGTATTGTAGTGTGTAATCGTATTCGTCAATCTTGGCTTGAACGTTGGTAGATAAATCATGAATATGAACCAATTTATTTGTGCTAATATCTACACTTGAGTTTTCTGATTCAAAAACTTTGAATTCATTTGAATTTACACTAAATGTTGTGTAATTATTATTTTTGTCGAACAATTTGATATCTTCGTTATTTCGTAAAATAATATGACCACTTACATCTACGAAATTACGAAAATAACTTTGTTGTAATTTATTGGAACTTACGTCGGATAACCAAACAGTAGTTGAAGACATTTTTTACTGATTATATAATTCTTGTTAATTTTTTTATTACCAAAAAAATTAACGCACCTTATTTTTGTTGATTCGTAGTATTACCAAAATAATCATTATCAAACCGAGTAATTAAAACTGTAGTGTTTGTGCACTGTTCACTGTATCGGTAGTGATTGATCCTACAGCCAACTCTCCACCGCCGATTGAAATAGATTCACAATTTATTGTTCTTTCTACGATTATACTACCTGACACATCAAGCACGCTTTTATCTACATCAAACATAGCTGGAAAATAGTTGTATATCAGATCACTCGAAGTATTACCTATTACATGACTAATTAACATGCTTTGTATTGATGACATTGCCAAACGACTATTTGTATCTAAATTGGTTAATAATCGTGTTCTCATACCAGATGAATTGAGTAAACTAGTTGGTACTTCTTTCCATGAAGCGTAATAATCGATAGAATAAACAACAATCCCTGCGCCAATTGCTATACCATATTGAGAACTTTGCAGATATACGTCATGTAAATTAAATCCAGTGTTGGAAATCAAATTCCATCCGGTACCGTCTGCATCACCACCATTCCTGGTATACGCAATGTAATCATTTCCAACCGCAACCACATTGTTTTCATCGTACGCAGCAATGCGATTAAAATTGGTAGGTCCTACAAACGATTTTTCGTAAGTGGCGGTTCCGTTACCATTCGACGCATCAAATACGTATTTTCCAACGACGCCAGATAGGTCGGTAGAATGTTGTCCAATAGAATAAATAGTATTGTTGTTTATACCTACACTGTCTTCTATATAATGATTGGTTGAATAAGTTCCATATACGTCGGAAAACGCACTGCCGCTATTTGCAACTGCGTAATAATATATTTTATTGTCATTATCAGTAGAAGTTGCAAAAATGTTATGACTGATGTCGTCAAAATATCCGAAAATGTTTCTATAACTCAATGTTAACGCACTTTGTATTCTTGTCCACGAATCGCCTTTGTTTTGGCTATAAAGAATCAAGTCGTTAGATTGACTAGGTCGCTCGACCGATAAATATGCGTAAGACAATCCCGATACATGCACTGTTAAAATATTGTTGTTGTTGTTGTTGATGGTTCCGTCACCGGCTACTTCTTTCATCGTCCAATTCGCGCCACCGTCTTCTGTAACAAAAGCATTGTATGATAAATCACTGTTAGAAAGGGATGTACCCACAACCATTCCATAATCAGGATTGGCTTGAGAAAAACTCATACTCTTCACTACGAATTGTGGCTTAGAACGAACGTGAACTTCTCCGTGACCGATATGGGTTGCGCCATTGATGTCTAAAGAATAATCGTTTGTGGTTGGTGAATAGGTATTGACTCCCAAGGTGGTTCTATTTTTTATCTTGCTGGACGTCCCTTCACAAATAGTCATTGTCGGAACAAACGAAGAATCTGAACTGGAATTGTTATTTGTAAACAATCCGAGTGTTCCAGAAGATAATGTATTATTTTCGATGAATCCGCCGCCACCAATGGAAAGTCCTTTGTTGTTTGTATTTACGTAATGTTGAAAAATATTTGCTGATGCGCCTGATGCGTTTAATTGGATTGCGTCTGTAGTTTGATAATTCGAACTCGCATCTGTGTAATATTCACTCAAAAAACTATTCGACACATCTGTATTGGAAATAGATAATTGCGTGGAAATGATTACATTGTTACTCACGTCTATTTTGGTTGTTCCGTCACTTTGTAAATAGAGGGTCATGGCATCAATATAAATATCACCTGTAGCTGTATTGTTGTCTATTCTGAAATTGGACCCACTATTTTTCAGTGTTGCAACAACATTACCATTCGAATTCAGGTCGCTTGCGTGGAATTCTAATGAACTTTCGTTCGCATATGCTCGCGCTTTTACACCCGCACTGTAATAATCTTGGTTTGAAATAAGAATCGAGTTCGTAGTATTGCGATGACTTCTAGCAGAGAAGAGTGTTGTTTCTGTATTTTGTTGTGCAGAAGCTACAAAATCATCATTTTCATAAATTTCGAAAAAATTACGAGGAGTATCAGTACCAATACCAATGGACGTCGCATTTCCACCTATATAATTGTGCGTATCTTGATATTTTGTTTCTAGATCGGTAACAGGAAGAAGATTATTATTTTCGTCTACTCCAAATGTAACTTCGCCATCGATTATACTCGCATTCACCAAATTATTTATGAACAAAAGACGATTGTCTACAAATAGACTATTTCCCGCAAAGACGCTGCTGTACGCAACTTGGTTCTGCGTTGCTAATAAATTACCGCGCGTTTCTTGATAACCTTCAATCACCACATTATCTTCGATAACTTGTACTGCTAGGTTTTGTTTGCGTACAATAATTCTATCTGTCACAATGGTACCTACCCCCAAATTATTTAGTTTGTGTGTTTTATAAATGCCTCCATAGGATTTCCAAGAAGTAGATGACATAATTACTTAGTTATATTATTCGTATAAATTTATGTAGTATATTTGTTTTATGTTTCGCATTATTATTATGAAAAATATATACAAATCAAACATAATTGAAAATTAGTTTTGTCTAAAACACTTGTTTATGGTGTAGTATTTTCATTTTTTTCTTGCATTTTTTTATAAAATTCTATGACAGTTGGATTCGCACCGATTCGCTCTGGGTTAAATTCTGATAAATAAAGTCCATCCAATGATTTTACGCGCGAAAGAGCGACATAACTCTGACCATATTCGAAAATGCGGTTCCCGATATCGATCTCCGCATTGGTGAGTGTCGTGCCTTGAATCTTATGAATCGTCAAGGCCCACGCCAAAACTAATGGGTATTGCCCGACTGCTACACAAGGTAGGTCTTCGGATTGCCAGTAATGGCGTCCAATTTCACGCACAACACCATTTGAGAATCGTACTATCGGTATTTGTAGTGTATCTTTTACTAAGAAGTCTGTAACCACTCCTTGAGACCCATTGCATATACCAGCGTTCATGTCTAAATTTACGGTACACATAACTAAACACCCTTTTTTCAAACGTAACAATGGTTGACAAGGACAATTCGTAGTCAAATATTGTGCTTCCATTTCCACCTCTTTCGGTTTCGCATTTTTTATTTTGATCAATTCTTCTTTGGAAAATGTTTTGGTGTTATCTAATTTTACAATACAGTTGGTCATAACATCTATATTATAAACAACTTCTTCTTCTTTGATTTTGGAATACATAGTAGAATTGGTCAAATCTGCTTTTACACGATTGGGAAACAGTTTGGTTGGCGTTTTCTCATGTGATTCTTCATCATATTTACGCTTGACATAGGTAGACAATAAATCAATAGATGATTGTTGAATGTTACCTTCACGAATTTCTTGAAGAATATTGATGTATGTTGAATCTTGTTGACGGAATATGGTCTTTAATTCTATGTGATTTTCATGTGGAAATACATCATACCATTTTGGCGATTCGAAACAGAATTTACCCGTATCTGGTTCTCCGTGAGTTCCTACAGGTGGCAATTGGAAGAAATCGCCAATAAATACTACTTGTATTCCTCCAAACGGCAAATCGCTATGTTTGACTCGTCTTCCAATTTCTTCAATTATTTCAAACACCTTTTTAGATAACATGCTAACCTCATCCAATACGAGCACTTGTGCATCTTTCCAAGACTTCAAAGCGAATTTATTGTGAATAACCGAATTTACCACGTCTTCTTTTTTCCCTTTTGCTAACTTAATACCACTCCAAGAGTGGAGTGTTTTTGCGTTACATTGGAGCAGCAACGCAGCACATCCAGTCATTGCACATACAGCCATTTTTTTGGAACCATTCATACAAGCGACGTCGTACATTTTCTGGATCAAATATGTTTTTCCTGTTCCGGCTGGTCCAGTTAGGAAGATATTTTCTCTATTGGCAAATTTTTCTAATGCGACTGATTGTTCATTGGACAATCCTTGTAGCATATGTTGTGGAACGTTCATTTGTCGGTTTAAGGTAACACGTTTAATAGACGAAGATGATTGTTCTTCCTCGTCTATTTTATAAGCAAAGTCCTCTATTTTGGTGATCTTCAAATTCATAATAAATTCTTTGCTGACTAACTTTATTTACTTTTGTTATCAATTTTGTATATGATAGAATTTATTCGTGTTCCACTTCTAAAAGAAAAGAGAAGTCCACTCCATTCAACGAAACAATATTACCATTTTCATACAATAATTTTACATTCATCTTCAATAAGTCGGATTTTCCGGAGTATGTTCTCGTATCGCTGCATAGTAAACCGTTTTCAATACTTGCGACCAATAATTTACCAAATCCGTAGTTTGCATTATCAATTGATATGCGACCAATAATGTTTTTGTTTATGAGTGAATTCATTAATGGGGTAATAAAGGAACGTTGATTGCCCTTATTGTTATATTCATCCACCGCAAGATATAGATAACGGGGAACATTCATATTCACTACGGACATTGCATTTACTACTGGTTGTCCAGAAGGACCATAGCCATTCGCGCCCGCATTTCCAGCGTACCCGGTTTCATATAATAAGTCATATTCTACAGATATGCTTGTGCTTCTAAAACCCAACATCCATCCTAAACTACTGGTAAACCCTTGAATATTAGATACACCCTTGTCGTCGGCTGAAAAATCAATGGTCATGTTTGAACCTTTGGAGTATACAAATGCCTTAGTACCGAGAGTGGTAGAAGAAATATCAAATACTAAATCTTCCGTATCGGCAGTGGTAATTGAGTCGCCAGTCTGGTCAATACGGTCTAATAACGCGATTTGCGAATTAATCACGTCTTTCAATTCAGTTGCTGTATATTGACCATCGGGAACAACAATCGTGTCGGCGTAATAGGTCAAATTGGCGTTTCCGCTAGCATCCGCAGCGCCCATAAAAGTTACACTCGGGTTCAGTGAATTTTGATTAGTCACATCATCTTCAGTAGCAACATTGACAATCTCATTGTTACTGGAGTCAAATGCAACGGTATTATTGATGATTTTGAAACTGTTGTTACCATTAGCACTCGATACGTTGTAAAAGGTGCAAGGAATTTCTACACTATTTACTTTCATCGATTTCACTTCATTAATGCGTTCGGGGATATAAATGTTATGATTGACTTCGGTGGTGTAGTTAAACGATGGATTCGGGGTGGTTGTTTCACCACAAACGCCAGTATTACATTTGGAAAGAGGATACGGATCTCGAGAGGCGTAATCTTCTCTAAATCTTGTATCTACATTAATGTATTTGGTTTTATTTGGCTTATGTACGTTGGTCATTATCATATGACTTCCGTATTGATCGGTTTTTGGTTGCATAAATATATCATTTCTGTTAAAACAATCACTCATATTGACTTTTATATAATATAGTATCATTATATAAATTTTTTATGCGGGAACAAATGCCTTAGTCACCTTGGTAGATTTCATATTTTGAAGTCCTTCCGCGGGTTCCACTTCTGCCTCTTCGGCCTCTTCTTCCACTTCTTCACTATCATTATTCTCCATGTTTTCCTTTTTTCCCTTCATACCCTCTTTCTTTTCCTCCATTCCTTCCTTGTTTTTCATACCTTCATACAGACCCACTTGACGTAAGGCCATGGTAATAGCAAACAACGCTAATACAGAAACAGCAATAGTAACTACACGACGATTAGAAATGATCTTTTTGAACATTATATAAATTCAATATACTTTATTTTTACCACAACTTGTACAAGTTTTGGTATTTTTTAATCGTTCTACCATATTCATTCGTAGTTCTTCAGTTACTATATCACTTTTTGGAGTAGGGTGTTTTTTGGGGTTAATTATGGTATGTGTTTTATTTGCACTAAATAATAATTTCATTACAAAATTGAATTCAAATCTATAATATAAAGGTAGACTATATGATTCACTTCAAACATACACAAATTGACAACATACATGTCGTCTACCTCTAATTATTGCTGTGCGTATTGCAATAAACAATATATTCTAAAGCATAATTACGAGAAACATACCAGCACATGTGAATTCTTTTATAAATCCCGCCAAGAAGTAACGAATGAAATAGATAATCATGGTCCCATTCCGAGTATGAAAGATATGTATTCGTTGATACAAGATATGGCTTTGCGTATCCAACGACTCGAAAAAGAAAATACAAATCTAAAGCAACGCACAAACAGGCAAAGTAATCCCTTAGTCATATTAAAAAAAATGAAACCAGACATTACATTTTCAAAATGGGTAAAAAAATATATGCTGCCTGATGTAAATATGCATTTACAAACTGTGTTTGAGTATACATTGTTTGATGGCTTACAAGCATTATTCAAGCAAGTATTCGAAGAATTAAGTGACCAGTCTAGTATGCCTATTCAATATTTTCCGAATAAACAAAACAATCTGTATGTTTATGAAACTTCTGATGATAAAGAGGGCTGGAAACTTCTGACGAATGCGGATTTAAATCAGTATGTTACTATGATTGCGAATGAATTTCGTAACCAATTCAGTATTTGGTGTGATAATAATCAAGAATTAATCGATGAAGACCCAGATTTGTTTCCAAAATATGGTCAAAAGATATTAAGTGAAGATAGATTATGCAAAAGCAAAATCAAGAAAAAACTATGCGAATGTTTGTCTACTGATAATGATTGACATTATAGAAAATTGATGTAAAAATATCATTTGTTTTTTATGATATCATAATACATACATCATGTCACTCGGTCCTGTTCCTGATTATTTGGCGAAGAAGAATCCTCATCCGCGCGATGATGATATTTCATTTGAAGAAGGACCTCATATTTATACCGTTTTGGGTGAGCGTGGAACATATACATCGGTCACTACATGGAATCATAGTCATTTTCCGGAATTTGACAAGGAAGCAATTTTACAAAAGGTCGTGAATAATCCAAAGCGTTTGAATGACCCTACCTATAAATATTATCAAAAAACAGAAGAAGAAATACGCGAAATGTGGAGTTCGAATGAGGCAGCGTTGGCCGGAACAAAAATGCATTACAATATTGAGTGCTTTTATAATGATATGGAAGTGGAACACGATGGAAGTCCCGAATTCGACTATTTTATGAAGTTTGAAGAAGACCATGAAAATAAATTAATCCCATATAGAACAGAATGGATGGTGTTTCATGAAGAATTGAAATTATCCGGGTCGATTGATATGGTCTTCCAAAACAAAAAAGGCGAATTAGAAATTTATGATTGGAAGCGTAGCAAAGCCATTGAATATGATTTCGATAATCCGAGATACGCCAAACACGCACTTACGTCGTGTATTTCTCATTTCCCAGATAAGAATTTCTGGCATTATTCGTTGCAACTGAACGTGTATAAATATATTTTGGAATCGAAATATGGAAAAAAAATTACCAAAATGTGTTTGGTATGCCTTCATCCCAATAATGCAAGCAAGAATTATGAAGTACACGAAGTACAGAACTTAGAAAAAGAGATTGCTGATTTGATGGAATTGCGAAGACAACAAGTAGAAGAAGAAAAAACAAAAACAATATAAATGGTTTTATTGAATATAAATATATTCTCGTGTAAATAACATTATGATACAATTTTCTCAAGTATTTTCTTATTTGAAAAAACAACAAACCTCTTTGTTTGTTTTTTCATTTGCGTCGTTTGCTTATCCGTTATCTAGGTTTATTTTCACTCGGGTACATACATATTTGTTTCCACCTGAGAAACCTATGACTGATATGGAGCGTTACGGTGAAAAACAATTAAATAGTTTCAAACATTTTATAGAACACAATCAGTCTAACAAAGAACGAAACAGTAATATTTCACCCGAATTTTATGATAAAAAACGGTTGTCTACTGGTCTACAAGATGTAAATAACGAAGTAGAGCGTGTTTGGAAAACGAGAATGTTATTTGAACATACTCCTCGTGGAAATATTGTTATGTATTATGACCCATACAAACTCGGATTTGCTTATTATAGTGATAATACTGGCATTCCATATTCATTATTAAACGCAGTCGCTATGAAATATGTCAAAACGTTCCGATGTCAAGATTTCTTTTTTGATAATCAAGATATCAAACCTGAATCTCCTCTTATTAAAATTCATTCTGAGGAAGATAAAAAAAACTTATCAGAAGAAGAGAAAAAGGTCAGTGATGACTTCAAGGCGAAATTAAAAGATGCCCCTTTTTTGAAAAGAAAGAAAACAGAACAAAAGAAGGAAGATAAAGACAAGAAAGATAAAGACAAGAAAGATAAAGAACAAAAGAAAACTGAGGAAAATATAGACGAGGGACCCAAATATCACAACTGCTTTGTCCATATGGGAAAAATGTATAATTTATCGTTTTTGAATGTTCCTCCTGTAATTAAACAAAATAAACTCAGTTTTTCTTCTGACTTATTGACTGCGCTTGACCAAGAAACCGATTTGCAGAAACAAGTTATGAGTTGGAAAGATTATAAGAAAGGTGTGACTATAGATGTATAAATAATTTGAGGTTGTTATGAAATTATTTATATTTTATGAATGAATATATCTTAGAATTGAATGGTTTGAGCACTATTGATTACTATAGCGGCGACGTCGTGATTAAAAGAAGCATCTCCATTTGCTTTAATCACCATACGTTCTGACCCGGCAGTATAAAATTTCAATTCGTCGTTGTCTACTCCTGCGCTGGTTTCCGCAATAATGTATGTATCTTGGTCAACATCCTTGACTCCACCAAGAGACCCCCAAGCATCTCCAGCACCAAATCCTTCGAATTGGTCTTGGTCTGAATTATAACGAATTAAACCTTTATAAGAAGAAGCATCTCCATTTTGAACAGGGCGTTCCAAGTTCGTTCCCTTGGGTAGGCGAATCGCATTAGTAGCATTAATATCCAACACAATCCCGCTACTGGGGTCTGTATTGATACCCACGTGATTTTCAACACGTAATGTGGAATTTAATGTGGTTGCTCCAGTGACACCCAATGTGGAATTTAATGTGGTT